GACCGTCTGCTCCCGTGACACTGACTTTCATAGTACTACTGTAGTGCCGAATAAACCAATGTGCAAGAAATTAGTGATTATTTTGAATGGTTTTATAGGTTGAAACTGAGTGGAGGTGAGGGCCATTTTAGATTTTTTATTTATGAAAATTCCTTAACAGTTGTATATATATGACTGGGTATACCCAATAATCATCCCTACTTACAAAAACCTTTTCCTAACAATTTGGAGACAGTGTACCCAAAGTGTCACGTTACCCTCACACGAGCATGAGGACTTGTTTACAAGTATCCTGTGCCTGTGGAGGATACTGGATGTCTAGCTATCAAGACCATAGGATAGGTCAAACAATCTATGCAGACGATATTAAGCTTTTCCGGGTAAAGAGAGGACGTACACCGAGGGAAAGCGTATACAATGCAAACCTGCATCTTGTCCATAAAGACTACAGCGGTATAGTCAGCCAGCTTGAGACTATAAGCTCTGACAACATCATCACCCCCACCGAAAAGAAGACTATCTCCCGGGAGTGGACTAACCTCAATTCTGTCCGCTCAACCATCCTTCAAAAAACTACCAAGTACAATATTGACCAGACAGATATCTATGCGGACTACATGACTGCATACGACAATCTCAACTCAATGGTCAGCTATGTTCTCGACCCTCTTGCTTTGGATGAGGATACGGACGTATCGGCACATCCACCTCTATCTGAACTATTCAACACCTACTACGAAAGTTCAAAACTCTTAAATGAAGAGATATTCCAATACGAGTCCCGGATGAATGATGGATTCGATTATCGAGTAAGCCTTCAGCTACAAATAGAGGCAAGCAAGGCACAAGTCCCAGATGACGGCACACCTTCAAAGCTATCGATTGTCCTTCTACAAGAGGGTGAGGATGTCACTGCTGAATATGATGTGTCGTGCTTCACGTGGTACAGGATGTCAGAGGATAGTGCGGCAGACGAGCAGTGGAATCTCGACCATGCTACAGCCTCCAAGACTCTTGATGTCACAGTTGATGACTTGGTATCCGGGTATGCGAATTTCATATGCAGGTTCTACTACCTATACAGCGAAACCATGTACATCGGGAAGAATGCCTTTATCAGCATGGCGAAAGAGATACCTGGACCGAAAGGCGAGGACGCATACCAGCTTCAGGTTATCAGTCACAACGGTACAACCTTCAGGATGAAAGATGGATTCTCGACCACGATGGAGGCACGTGTCTGGCAGGGTGGTGTAGATATAACCGATGAATTTACTGACGCAGATTTCAGATGGAGACGAACGAGTAACGACCCCTACGCTGATACTGTCTGGAACTCTGCTCATTATTCCACGGGTGGGAAAACTATAACAATCACACAAGATGACGTAGTAGGTAGAAGTAATTTCTTCTGTGACCTATTACGTGAAAGGAGTTAAAAAATGGCAGTATCAGTTGGTCAGATAACGATTATGGATTTCAATGATGCGGTGACCCTTACCGGGTATATCTCATCGAACCATAATAAGAGTGTTCGGTATAACGGGGATAATGAGACATACACCCCGGATTTCACATCAAGTCCTCTTGTGCTTACCCCAAGTCTGTTTAAGGCAGGAAGCACGACAGACCTCATGGTTGCCGGGACAAACATCAAGAGTGTTACATGGAAGCGAAAGAGCAACCTCCAAAGCGGTGAGAATGACCTTAGTTCAGGTGAGTCCGTAGGTGCTTCATTCCCGAAGGCTCTCACGATTTCAAGTCAGCCGTTCAGTTCAACAGTCTTCTCAGTAGAGTATATCTGTACGATAGTCTACACAGACCCGACTACAGGGCTGGATTTGACATACAAGAACTCTGTCACATTCAACAAGGTTACGGACGGTAACAATGTTGCAATCGCAGAGATATCTGCCGACCCTGGATTTGCTTTTAAGAACAAGCTCCCTGCAAGCCTTACACTCTCTGCTCACCTCTACCGTGGTGCTACAAAAGACACAAGCAACCTCACATACCAGTGGCAGAAGCTTGTCGGCAGTACATGGACTGACATGACCGGGGAGACGGGTGTTGACTTGGTAGTTTCTCAGTCCTCGGTTGCCAGTATGCAACAGTACCGGGTAATTATTGACGACACTGTGAAGGGTGATACATACACTTCAGACCCGGTAACCGTACTCGATTTCAATGACCCTATTCAGGTGATTGTGAAGTCTTCGAACGGTGAGATATTCAAGAACGGGGTGATTTCCACAGACCTGACTGCACACCTCTACCAGAATGGTGCTGAGATAGATGCAGGGGGAACAGAGTATTCCTACTCTTGGGCCAAGGTGGACAAGGATGGAAACTCTTCAGCATTCGGTGCAACTAAGACCGTATCGGTTGGCTCATCGGATGTAGATGCTCGTTCGACTTTTATCTGCACAGTAAGTTAAGGAGAATTCATGGCTGTAGGTATAGGACAGATAACCATATCAGATGTATTTGACGGTGCAAAACGTATCGCCCAATACGCAAGCAATACCTCTGCAACGGTAGCCCCTACATCCGGGTGGTCCTCTACTATACCTGCACCTCAATCCGGTTACTACGTATGGAAAAGAGAGTGTTACCAGCTTGCAAATGACGCTACTACTGCTTGGGAAGACCCTGTACGGATAACCGGAGATAAAGGTGAGCAAGGTGACCAGGGGCCGCAAGGTGATACTGGACCACAGGGCGACACTGGTCCGGAAGGTCCACAAGGACCGCAAGGACCACAAGGACCCCAGGGGCCAGAAGGACAACGTGGAGCCGCTTCAATAGGACTCGGATTACGTATGAACCGCTCATCATTCACCAACTCAAATGATGGGGAAGTGTATGTTCACGGATTCAACGATGATGGGCTTGCCGCCGATATCCCAGGTTTTGTCTACTTCAGAGATGAGAAAATTACCGTCAACAACATGATGGTCAATCCCAATTCGTATGTTGACGGATTCCTTGTATTAGAGAAAGCAACGGGTGACACGTTTGCGGCCTACTATCACTATCTGAATGACCACTTCATTATCAAGGACGTGTCATACGGCAAGAATGATTTTATTATAAGCGCAACCAACCAATCAGATTGGCTGTTTATTGGAGAAGCTTTTTTCAGCAATTCTGAAATGGTGGATAGTGCCGATGTATATGAGAGGGCAAAAGACTATGCAACTATAAGACATGAGTCAGTCCTTGCCGCTATATTCAAGAAAACTGACCTGACACAAGCTGAGTTCGATGCTCTCATGGTAAATACAGCTACGCAGTTCTTTAAACGGTTAGCCGCTGATGCAGGGTTTTTTAATGAACTTTATAGTGCTCACGCATGGATAGATAAAATCCAGAGCGAAGATATTCAAGTACAAAAGCAGATACGTTCTAACTATGATGTATCTGGGAATCCAAACACCCCCGAAAGTGCTGGATTTTGGCTTGGGTCTTCCGGCCTTCTTAAAGCTCGCTTTGCCGAACTCCTTGGTACTCTTCGAACAGGACTTGGAGCTGCCACAAATGCAAGAGTAGCCATACAAGATCAAAGTGGTATTATTTCAGGACCCGATTTCAATGGCACAGGCATTAACGACCTCAACATTGTTAAAGATGGTGATGTTGCAGGAGTAATAAAAATTGAAATCGATTCTATAGACAACGTAAGGTCTCTAGGTTGGAAAGCTGTAGACCTTGCTTCTGCACTCAGCTTGAACACAGCAGACGGTAGGGCTGTATCAAGCAGCAGCCTTGATGGAAGTACTGTTGACAGCGTCTTTAATACCACGAGCACAGACAAGACTGTTGTTAATGAAACCGTGTATTCCTCTCAATCTGTTGGGCAAAACAGCTTTTCCCTAGTAATCCCTATCACTGGATACTACGACTTCGACTATACTTTGATATGGGGCACAAACGGTCCATCTTCAATAACTATTAAAGAAGATGGGGTTACAAAATATTCGGATGAAAACGTTCTCTATGAAACAGAAAGAAATGGTTCAGCGAGTCTATTCTTGACAGCAGGCCGAAGCCTGACTGTTTTTCCATATTATGGTGATAACGATGGTTATGCTAATTGCTCTATTGAAAAATATATGGCTAATTTCAATCGTCTTTATCTTTCTACACCTAGTGGCGTCTATACAGAGTTCGTAAAGGATGGAAGGTTATATGAAAACATATTTAATGTCGATGGTGTCGATAATAATGATATAGAGATTACCTACCTCACAGACACGTTCAGATGGACTGATAATGGTGGTTCCAGTTGGACTTCTGGAGGAGACGTTAACACAGAATCCACATTTTCACTTACTGGATATGGTATTGAAATAATATTTACACAGAAAGACGGGCATGGTCTTGGTGATTCGTGGGACTTTACACAAGGTGATATGAAAGGAATGTCTGTCAGAGACTCTTCGGGGAGCGAATATTTCTCATTAACAAATGGAGCACTGTTTGCTACCTCTCTGGTAGGCATGGTGTCTGCTTTTGCATTGAGTTCACCACCAAATGGATGGTTAGAGTGCAATGGAGCGGCAATTTCTAGGACAGCATACTCTGAGCTTTTTAATGCTATAGGAACAACCTTTGGGGCTGGCAATGGAAGTACGACGTTCAATATCCCAGACCTGCGGGGTGAATTCATCAGAGGATGGGACCATGGTGTTGGTAGAGATCCTGGTCGAACATTTGGAAGTTATCAGGCTGATGAGATTAGATCACATAGACACTCAAAGACCGGTGGCTATTTTGGAAATTTTAACGCTTATCACTATGGCCATGAATGGAGAGGTTACTACGATGATGTGACATTATATACCGACTATACGGGAGGGCCCGAAACTCGCCCCAGAAACCGGGCTCTTCTTTTTTGTATAAAGTTTTAGGAGGAAATAGTGAAAATTTATAACTACAGTGCAGAAACCAGAGAATTTTTGGGGGCAGGTGTAGCGAGGGAATCTCCAATGGAGCCAGGGGTTTTTATATTTCCTGCTTATTCAACAGAGGTGGAACCTCCTTCCACCTCTGATTACGAGTGTGCAATATTCACAGGCGAAGGATGGGATATTGTCCCAGATTATCGTGGGGTTACTTATTACCTTTCATGGGATGATGAGGGGATAACGATTACTGAGCTGGGTATATCCCCTCCCAAGGATTCCTTTACAACAAAGCCCGAAAAGCCGCCTGCAACTTTTGAAGATAAGGTGCAAATGGTTGATATGCAGCGCAGAGAAGCCTATAAGCAGAGAGTTGACCCACTTACAAATGAATATCAAGTAAAAATTCTAACTGGTGAATCAGCTGAGGCAGAAGCTCTTATACCTTTGATTATTGCAGAGCGTGAAGCAATTAAAACTGAATACCCTTGGCCAGTTGAAGGAGAATAGTGCATATGGATGTTGTCATTGATGATATGAACTTCAAGCAGGTTACCCAAGCAATGTATGAGAACGTGAAATCAAACCAACATAGACTAGACGAAATTGAACCTATTATCAACAAAATGGCCAAGCAGATAGATAGGCTAGACACATTGATGGTCGGTAATGGTTTTGCCAAGGCTGTGAAGGACAACACGAGAGAACTCAAAGCTTTTCGGTCTGAGTTTCAGGATTTTAAGGTGAACCGTGAAGCGTCTTGTCCGGTTGCAAAACGTAATCGAGAGGAACTTGAGAAACAGCGTTCTCAGCGTAACTGGAAAGCTACTGCTCTGAGACTTGTCTTTGGTGGGATAGGTACTATCTCAACCCTGATTATCATATTCGAAAAAATTCTATAGGAGTTGGTATGGAAAACTGGAAACTCACAGCTATTGTAATTCTCGCCTCGGTCTTCATCATTGGAGGATTCATGGAATTCTTCAAGAAGAAAATCCGGAAGGACAAGGCAGGTGCAACTGAGATATCGATTATCGCCGGATTGCTCTCTGTGTATTTCGGTGCTGTAGGCTATTTGTCTTTTGAACTACCCGGGACAGTGTGGAGTATCGCAATCTACTCTTCACTCATATTCGTACTTCAGTTGATTCTGGACATGAAGTTCTTTAAGAAGCTTGTGAAATGGTACATGAAAAAGAAGGGTATCACCTTGGAGGGGTATGAATTCGATGAGTAGTATTATTGCAATCGTCTCTGCGGCAATCGCTGTGCTTATAGGTATGCTCGGTATCGAAAAGCATAAGAACCGTAAGAAAGATGAGGTCATCACTAAGCAGAAAGTAGAGATTGAGAAAGAGAAGAAGCAGGCAGAGGTATTCAAGGAGAAGGTTCAGTCTCAGGTGAAAAACGATGAGGAATTCAAAGAGATTGAGAAGGAAGAAGAGAAGGTCGAAGAGAATATCAAGGAGGCTGAAACCGATGAAGAAGTTATTGAAATTGCTAATGATATTGTTTCTGGCTTTAACTCTAAGTAGCTGTGAAACACTCCACGAAGCTGAACCTATCGAAGTCCCTGACTACAGTGTAGCCGTACCAGAGCGTCCGGAGCTTGCCGAGATACCTAATGATACATCGGGCGCAATAAAAGCCCTCACGAACAACATGAGGGCTTTAGTATTCCATATTGAAAAGCTTGAAGTCTATATCACTAACCAAGAAATCTATTACAAGTCTGTCATAGATATCATCAATCGCTAAGGTGTTTTGCCCAAGCTGAATTTAGCATATACCCAAGGTTCATCTCTTCATCTTTCTTGAATGAGTTGTAAATCTTGGTCCCGATACCTGAAGGAAGCCCGGATACTTCACTCACTGACAAGCCCATCTTCGCCCAATTCTTTTTGATTCTTTCCTCATCCCCGGACTGCAATGCTTTAATCAAAGCGTGAGTCTCAGGGATTATAAGCATTTCTGAAGAGGGATAATACTGGTCTCGGATGAACGCTGAACCAACACTACCTATCAGTGGCATCTGATTGACTATCTGAGCCAGGTACTTGCGTGTGATTGATTCTTCATCATCGTCATCATCGAAGAAGTCCCCACTTGCAAGCATGATTCCGCTGAAGGCAAGGCCGAGTCCCATCATGTACCCAAGGGCTTTTCTGTACTGCTTCTGCTTTATAGCCATTGGAATATCTGCCCATATCATATTGAAGTTCTTATTCAACTGAGAAGTGAACATGAGCAGATATTTCACCATGGCGTTATCAGTAGAGTAGATTGCCGCTGTGTCAACGACACTTCCACCCGGCTGTGTATCACCGATGAACCGTGTCGCATCTCTAGCCGCCTGCTCTGAGGTCATACCCTTGGCGATATTGCTATTGTAAGCACCGAGCCAGAGCGTATCGACCACAAGACGGTCCATGAACTTAATCGGGGCCATACCAGCTTTACCTACGGTCTTTACAGCCCTTTCATACCGCCCGTTCCCCTGCATGTTCGTAACCAACTCATATCCATGAGAGAAGCTTCTGTTTCTCAACTGCGGTGCAAGGCTGTAAATCTTCTGTTCAACATCCTTCATGTGAAAGAGTACCTGTCCTAAAGACTCAATCATTCGTCCCGGGCCAAACTTCGATGTGAAATACATGAGTGAGGGAACCTGCTTCAAAGCTGTGAGGATGTTGAAACCGAGCCGGGCAACAACAAGGTTACTCCGGATATGGTTTGCTATCTTGTCTGCGGTATCGAATACATGTCTGCGGTGAGCAAACCTGTCTACGAAGTCCTCTACCGCCTTGGCGTACATTTCTCCATGAGTCAACTCGATTGCACTGTACAGGTCACCACCACTCTTTCTGAGCATGTGCTGTGTATCGTTCACCCACTGAGAAGCGGCAATATAATGCTCCTGTTTTGCAACCATCTTGTGCCATACAGCAGTAGCGTTCAGGTCAAGAGCATAGTCTGCGCCGGTACGCTTGAAGGTCATCGAGCTATCCGGTGTTTCCCTCTGGTTGTGATACTGCTCATCCATCATGTCTTCGAACTTTGCATCCGAGTCACCCCTGACAAGAGGGAAGTAGTTTGCCACATATCCGAGTACCCGGTTGCTCACTTTATAGTACGTGTCAGAAAGGGCAGGGAATCTCGATTTCATATCCTCAAGCAGGAAGTTGGCGTACTCAAGGTATCCTTCATTGTCTTGTATCATTTCCCGGATTTGCATGACTTCATCCTGCTTGAATCCATTACCATCCACCGATACAAGCTTCTGAAAACCCTGCGGCTGTTTCGAATAGATATAGACACCCACAGCCTCATTGACTGTGAGAACCTTATCCCTATCGGTCCTCTTGAATCGTATGAACTCTTTGTTCAGGTCATTCGGCTTAATTCCCTTACTTTCAAGAAGCTCTCTTGCTGAATCATAACGTTCGAATATCTTCTCGTTTTCCCGTGCAAGGATGTCATCAACACCATTCTCACCAAAGAACCATTCATATAGAGTACCGGAAGGGTCAATCTTGTTAATAAGTCGAGAGAAGGTTGTGAACTGAGTATCGAGCATTGCCTTGAATTTACCCTTCTGGTTACCACGCTCACCAAGGTTGTATTCCCCTTTCTTCTCCTTCAATCTCTCTACCGTCTGAGTCATGGTTTCTGCATCGATTCCCATGGACTTTGCATAGTACTGCATTATCGTGTCAGAAACCCGGTCCTCTCTTGCACCCCTGCGGTCATACTCGTTATCTCTGGCCTGCTCCTTTGTCTTCTTCATATGTTCATGAAGCACCTGAAGCTCAGTGAGTGTCATTGTCCTGAGTGTCTTCTTTACGTGGATATCACCATTCTCGTTGACTTCGAAATAACCCTTCAGTAATTCAGGAAGCGTGTCGTATTCAAGCCCATGAGCGGTGAACGCATCGTTCAACGTCTTCTTCTTTTTGCCGACTTCTGACTTCATGATAGTCCAGAAACCACGGAGAGTTTTCATGAGTCGTGCATCATAATTCGGGGAAGACTTCACCATTCGGTCACCTTTCCGGACGAGTCGCTCCATGGCAACTCTGGCCTTCATAGCCCCCTGCTTTTTCTCTATGGAGTTCTTCAGCCGGTTGTACTTCTCACGGTTCTTCCTGTTGATATCCTGAAGCTCCATATAGAGAGCGTTTCTTCGTGCGTACTCTTCATCGTCCCGGTCCATCATCCGAAAAGCGGCCTCAATCTTTTCTCTGGTAGTACCAAGTTCCTGGGCAACACTTTCTATCTCAGCATTCGCCCCATCGATGACACCCTGAAGCACATCTCCTGAAGCAAGGTTTCTGCGGATAAGGCTTTTAATCGCCGGGTCAACATTACTTGAGAGAATTTTCTTTACCTCAGAGTTCTCGTACATTCTCCCTTCGCTCTCATGGTAGGACTCAAACATCATTGCGCTTTCGTATGAGTACTGCTGATAATTACCATCATCGAGCAGAAGAAGATGTCTATAGAACCGAGCATCCTCCCTGATTGCCTGCCTTGCCTTCCTAATAGAGTAGGTGGTTGGATTATCGTGTCTTGCAAGCCTGAACAGGTAAGGGGAGATATTCGAAGTTTCTGAGATATCACGCCCCTCAGTCACCCTTTCAGCGGTGCTTATTACAAAGTCATCATTCGCAAGCTGCTTGAGAAACTTCTTGTCGGCAACATCTGAAGGGATGTAGTTTAACTGCCGCTTTGCCCTTTCAAGGAAGCGGTTCACATCTCCTGCCTCTTCACCAATATCTATTCTCTCGTCCTCCGGGATGGTTTCATCGAGGATTTCCAGCAGTCTTGTGTTTTCGTCAGCTATCTCACCTTCCTCAAGCTCGGACTGAAGCTGGTTGTACGCATCCCGTAACTGGTCGGTTATTTCCGGGTCACTGTCCCATATTTTCCGGAACTGAATCTCCCAATCAATTTCCGGGTCACCGGCGTGAATGTTCAGGTCTCGATTCTTCACATAGATACCGTTTTTCAGGTCGTCTTTGACATCATAAAGGCTCTTTGAGAATTCGATAGAAGCGTGTGTCTGGTTCTCATTGACTCCGCTCTGAATTTCCACTACACTATTACCAGATGGAGAACGAAACTCCGGCCCTCCACTTTTGAGGTTTCCGGTGATTTGACTCCATCTTTTTTTATTGATAGCTAGAACCCTTTGGCTTGCTGGTAATCCTTCAATAGATACCCCTTCCTGCATGTCGTCAATCCACGGCATAACTGTTTTCGCCATTGTAACAATTCGTCCACCGCCAATATCTTGGTTCTCTACACCTATCATAAGATAAGCCTTTCCAGACCTATTGCCTTTATATGGAACAGTTACGCTTGTCAGGATAACCCTGCCGGGTACTCTTCTTTTAGTTCTTTTTTCTATCCTTGCACTACTAAGGATTGCTACAGGATTGTCAATTTCTGATAATGCTTCCCGGATTTTTTCTTTTGTTAATCCTTGTTCTGAATGCCTTCTGGTTGCATGTTCAATTATCAATGGTCTTGCAAGGATACCATTTGGCTTAATAGTCATCTTGTCATCTACTTCCATGTCACGGAAGTACTCCTGAAAAGGATACACCATATAAATCTTTGTTATATCACGCTCTACATCAGGGTCATTGATACTGTACTTTACTATCTCATCTATAACCCTAATGAAGCTCTTCTTTCGCCCGGCTATCTTTTTGTTATGCTCATCAGGCACTCTGAACTCAAGCTGTGCAAGCGTGTCAGCCTGAGTGTCCGGGTCTCCGAACAGGTCCAACTGCTTGTAGGTATCTGCGGCGTCCTGCTGTCTCTGTGTGGTAGGTTCTCTCGTCTCCTGAAGACCAATATCGAGCAGGTCGTCAAAAGCAAGCTTCGTCTGTTCATCAAGGGCGTGACCTTGGTATTTGATAAAGTCTTTTATGGCGTCAACGATTCGTTTGAACACCTTCTGAAGTCCTTTGTCACGTGCCTTGCCTTCCTTGATATACAGCTCTAGGTCACCAGCGAAACGCTCCTGAAAGCTCCTGCCTATAACACCACCGTCTTGCTGAAGCTCAGTTGCGTACAGGTCTTTGAATGGTTGGAAAGCATCGGTATCTTTTATAGTATCGACAAGCACGTGCCCAAGCTCATGGACAACTGTAAGTGGAGTGTATCCGCTCCCGATACCAATAGTGGCTTTGCCGTCATTGTCATGGAATACCAGACCACCGAGCATGGGCTTACTGCCTTCCGGTATATTCTGCATCCTACCTTCGATGGCGATACTCTCTTGGCCTTCCTGTGAAGTGAGATAATCCTGTTCCTGCTTTTCTGTGAGAGCGACAAACGCTTCCGGGCTGAACTTCGTCTCAAGGAACTCCTTCGGTGACATCCCTGCAACTCTGGCCGCCTGATACGCAAGATATGCAGAAGGCATGGCAAGTTCATACGCCTGTTCAGTGGACAGCTCAGGTGATTTTTGTCGTATAGCATCATGGATTGGGGTGAGTACACGGGCATTGAGGACAGTCATATCCTCTTCGGTGGCCCCCTTTGCCTGAAGCTGTTTCTTGTAATTGTTGTAATGGTTTCGGTACGTCCTTTTTGTCACCGGCTTCACATAGTCTGCGGCAGATTCAAGCACTTCCCCTTCATTCAGTTCTATGTCTTGTTCAACAGGTGCTTTCGCATCCTGAACTACCTCTTCTGTAGTGAAGACAACCGCTGAATCCTTACCATCGATGTTCTTTGTGACGGTGATTGAACCATCTTCGCTTTCGAAGTATCCGGAAATTCCGGAACGTTCGGTTGCAAATTCCTTGGCTCTCTTCTTCGCCTCTTCAGGAGTCTTAAAGATAACCTGATTGTTCTTCACCTTGGCATCTTCAAGGTTTTTGGCAATATTGTTCGCACGTGTGGCCGACTCTTCTGCATCCATCCGGTTTACAGCGTCCACATCATTTACCACATGGACATTCAAAGCTTGTGCCCCCTGAGAGAGGACTGCTTTCAGCTTCCCGGCATCTTCAGGGTTCTTCACAACGTACTGATTATCAACACGAACCACTTCTACAGGTGCTTCAAACTTAGAAAAGTCCTTCTCGGCTTTTACCTTGGGGGCTTTAATCATACTCGCATCTACGGCATATGAATCTTTGTCGTATCCGCTAAATTTGTTAGCTTCTCGCTTCAGTTTCGTGTTGCTTGAATTATAATCAACCACAGCGTTTACAGCCTCTGTCGGCAAACCACCAAGGACCATACCTTTTGCAGTAGCAACAGCCGTCTCAGCCATTGTCTTAATTATCTCTTCCCGGCTATGACCTTCGAATAATGTATCCTCTGATTCATTCTTCTTATTGAGAACGTGGTTTGTTGCAACCATCCCGATAAGCTCTTCGACTGACTCTTCAAGTGCCTCAGAACCTATGTTTTTTCCTTTCTCTGAGAGTAGTTTGAGGCCCCAGGAACGCACAGTTCCGCTCTTCACCATGTCCTTAATCGATTGTTTGCCAAACAGCTTCATGACGGCGTTTTTTGTGGCTGTCTCGAACTTTGTGGTAACAAGGTTCAAAGCACCAACACCTGCCATTGTCAAAGCCCAAGCAGCACGGATTTCTTCGTGGCTAAGTTTGTTACCTTTTTCATCTCTCAGTCCATACAGTTCTTGGGCAACACCGCCAGCCTCCATCATTCCAGAGTAGAGCGCACCTGCGCCACGAGCGGCAAGCATACTTGCTCCACCGGTAGCACCTGCCAAAGCTCCACCTGCAACATAGATTCCTATAGAAGGAAGCATCGAGGGTGCAAGCCGGCCTGTCTCAACAAGCAAGTCTGAGAATAATGACATATCTTTGAAGTCATTACGGTAGATGAGAGGCATACTATCAACAAGCTCTTCAGCTTCTTTGATACGTTCTTGGAACTCTTCGGAGTCCGGAGAAAGCATATAAGCCCGGGAGAAAGCGTTTGATATCTCAAGTCTCTGCGACTGTGCTTTGAAAGTTTTCTTGAATTCTTCCCAAGCACCCTGCGTGTCCAGCTCATGACCGGTATACCCTTCGATAATCTTCTGAGAATTCTTTCTTGCTTCTCTTGGGTCTATGTGAGGGAAAGCATCTGTGATGATATTCGCTACTGAGAACTGAGCCTCCATGCTGGAAGGGTCAGCGGCAGTCTTATAGATGTTTCTCACACCCTCAGAAATCTCAAAATACTTATCTGGGTCGTACTTGATGTCAAGATTAAACGCCATCTGGTCTCCTTACCTCACGAGTTCATAGGTGATGTATTTGTTATAGTTCGGGACATCGAACTTCATACCTTTGGATACATAGTCACTGAAATCCTTTTCGAACAACTCTTCATTGAATGTTATCTGAATATCTTTGTAAATTGGCTGTTCAACACCGGTAAGCTCAGAAACATCCATGGCTTTGTCGTTCTTTATTGACTTATATCTGTTGAATGACTTCTTGAAGGCCGGGTCACTCCGCATTGCCTCTATAGCATTTTCTACAGCTTTCTTGTGCCCTGACGCATCTCTCTGCGTTCCATACCCCCAAGTAAGTGCATAAGCAACATTCTTCCCGGTAGTCTGGTTTACAAGTTCTTTGAAATGGTTTTCGAAATTCTCTTCCGCTTCTTCAAGCTGGTCAGCAGTCACATTGAGTGGTTCAACTTGCTTGCCTGCTTTCAGATACGTGTACCCGTCAACGTTACCTTTGGTATCCACACGAGCATAGACAGACAGGTCACCAAGCTGTACCCCAATCTGACCATTCGTGACAACGGTTTTTGGGGCTTTCTCTCCGTAAACATCCATCACCTCTTGGCCAAGCTGTCTTTCGATATCGTATGAGATATCAACAATAGCTTTTGCGTCCACGGCGGCTGAGGCAATGACATTCTTGTACGGTCCGGGGAGTGAATTATAAAAATCCTCAAATTCTTCTGTGAAGTTCTCACTTTCCACATCTGGAACACCTTCAGCAGAGACAAGATTTGTTGTCACTGAGTAAAGTATCTCCTGTCCAAGCTTCTCACTGTCAAGAACACCCTCTCTTCTTCTTTGTAGCCAAGAACCGAGAAGGTTGGTTGATTCAGTCGTATCCAAAGGACCTGACGGGTCACTGAGCATCTTTGCAAACTTGCTCTGGTCATACATTGGAGTTGTACCGTTCACACGGTCTGCGAGCATCTTGTTTATCTCAGGAGAGTCATTTGAGAAAATACCCTGTGGAACACCAGGTGGGTTTGTCATCATCTCGACAAAAGATTCACCGTCTTTGAAGTATTTATCATCCATCATCTGATTGAATACTTTTCCAGTAAGTTCATCAACTTCAGCCTGCGTTGGCATTCTTCCAAGGTTTGATTCCAGAATGTCATACTCTGTTGCAAAGTTGGCACTAATCATCTTGACTGTTCTGTCTATCGCAAAGTCACTCATCCGGAAGTCATCTGTCTGAGATATGTTAATTGCATTCTTAACGTAACTATTGAATTCCTCAATGGCGTTCTTTTTCACAGGGTCCTGATACGCAGAGAGGTCGTCTGCTATAAGCTTGTCATAAGTCTCTGAGGTGATATTCCCTGCGATAAACTCTCTTTGGACAGTGTTGTAGTACTCACCCCTATCCCCATACCTGGCATATTGAATCACTCTCATGCTGTCAACTTTGTCGACTGTTCCACCACGGAGTGAATCAATCATCTGTTCCCGAATATCTTCTGTCTGCTTTGCTATAGCCTCATCAAGCTCAGTTGCTTTCTCATCAATCAGATTGACACGTAAGTTTTTCACTTCCCCTTCGATGAGCGAATACATGCTAAACGGTTTCTCCGGGTTTTGGGCCTCATACTCACGAATATCCACTTCATCATAAGAGGGGATATCAAGCCCCATCTTCCTGATTTCTGCATCAGATACACCGACATCACGCAAAGCCAGGTATTGAGAGTAGGTTGCGTACTTTCCAACATACTGATTATGCAGGTTCAACCTTGCCTGTTCCTCCATAGCCGCAACTTCTTCGGCATACACAGTCCTGTCTATCCCGGACTCTTCTATCATCTTATCCAGCTCATGAGGCATGATAGAATCCCTGCTCTCCATAAAGGGGGTCTGTACCTTATCTTGAAACGTAGCCAGAGAATCAGCTTTTCTCGCTGTCTGAATGCGGTTTATCTCGGCATACATAGCATTCTCTTCATCTACGGTCACATTGCTTCTGCTGTTATCGATAGTGTTGTACAGGTCAGAGAGGGAAACATCCTCATTCCCGTTCATGTACTTACCGGCAAGCTCATAGAACTCATCGGTTGCACCTTCAACCGGTTCTGTTGCATATCCCATTGCCTCAGCCTTACCTGCGGCAACATCATTGCCCAAAGCCTTGTCTTTGAAGTCTTTATACAGTGGGGCGTACTCCTGCTTTACCGTGCCGTCTTCATTGAGCATCCCATAATTCTGAGCTATGCGGTTCACATCCTGCATTGAGATATCATTCTCCATATCCTCAACGACAAAAACATTTGCGGCTTCGGTATAGTTCTGGTTGCGGTTGTTCACCACCTCTTGTTCCATAGCATCAAGTGTGTCTTGGCTGAGAACGCTAGCCCATCCGTTCTCTTCTACTGCATTTCTGAACTCTTCAACGCTTGTTGAATTCTTGACTGTTTCTTGAGCAGTGCCCAAAGCACCTGCATCATTTACTCGGACCTCTCCGGTTTGTGCATCGGCAGACCACTGGTTTAGGTAGTTCATGGCATCTTCAATAGCCTTGGTTCTTGCGGCTTTCTCTTGAGATGTGAATACCGAGCCTACAGCTTCCAGTTCCTCCCTAACCTCATCGTAGGTGTATTTTCCACTACTGATTCCAGTTGTAAGCTCATCGTATCTCATCCCGGCCACAGCCCTATCTGCCGCTCGTCCAAGGTTCATGGAACTCTGGTATGCTTCTGGAAGAAGATATTTTGCCTCACCTCCGGGGAAAGCTTTCTCCCATAACTCTTCAACGTCCTCAACACCAAAGTGATTTGCCTTCAGGTTTGGATTCTCTCCGAATTTTGACTGAAGGTTGGTTAACTGTTCTGATACACCACCGGGAGTGTTATACGTCCTTAACGCCGCTTCTCTTCGCTCTTGAAGCATCTCGTTGTACTTAGCTTCTGTATTGTTCAGTACGGCTTCACGCTCACCAAGTGTAAGCTTCCTGCCTCCATATTCTGAAGATTTGAGCATTTCTTCCTGTTTGGCCAGAAACGAATTGAAATCCCATTCGCTCACCGGCTTGTTTGCGAATTCAGCGTGGAACTGAAGCTCAGTATCAAGCTTCGGCTGTGTACCGATAAGGTCCTGCCGGAACGTTTCAAGCTCTGCCTGGACTCTATCAGGACTATTTGGATATCGTTTTTTGAGTCTCCATTCTGCCACAGCCATTTTCTGGTCAAAGCTACTTGCACCCTTTCTGACATAGACATTCTCAAAAGGTTTCACTTCTTCATCATCTTGAGCCTCGATATCAAAGGAAGGCTGTGCGTTCTCATCGATGAAATTCTTATTGCCTTTTGAGATAGCCTGAGACCGTGCCTTATCAGACTCAACCATAGAGATAAAGGCTTCCGGGTCTACACCCTCTGGTATCTCGACAATCTGACTGCCCATGCTATTGGCGGCGGTGCTTGTCACATCCGCATACAAAAGTGAATCAGTATCAGCTTTTGTTGCTTTATTCTGCTGTTCTGTCTTTATCGCAAGTCCGTTTGCATTGAATGACAGTGCAGTTTTGTGATTGAATTCCTCAAGCCTTGCTCTTGCCTGCTTCTTACTCACGTTGTGAATATCAAGGGCCTCAAGGTTTTGGAATTCCAGCTCCTTCACCTTATTGTATTCGGCTTCCCACTGTTCCGGGTCGTACTCGGTCTGGATTCTTTTTGATTCAGCATCGAGCCTTTCAGCGATATCTCGATAGGCTTCATTAGCCTCGTTCATGCGGTCTTGTTCCCACATGTTTTGGAGTTTCTGGATACCTGCCTGACCAACCGCATTCACCATTCCACCAATAAAGCCTGAAAGGTTGCCTGCTTTTTGGGCCTCTATTTGTGCCCGGTTCATTTTAACTCGTGCCATTCATGAAACTCCTATTCATCATCCTCAAAGCTTAATTCCACTTCCCGATAATCAACGTCATCACCATCAAGCTTATCTTCAACATCAACACGTTCATCATTCATACCCCAAAGCCCGACTGCTTCCTCATTCCGGTCTTTTGCATCGGACTTCAGACTTTCTTGAGTCACATCGTATTCCCTCATGTCTGCGATATGCTGGTCATAAGCGTTCAGTGCATTCTCGATAGCACTCAGCTTGTCAATTTCCATCTCTTTGCGTATCTGGTCTGCCTGCTGAAGGGCTGAGACCTGAGTGTTCTCAAGGCTGAACATGGTCTGCTGGTTCTGCATGGCAATCTGCTGGGAAAGCTGTTCTCGTGCAAGCTGGTTCTGCTGTTCCTGCATAGTAACGGCATTATCACCTGTACCACGGTCGCTCCTGATTCCACTTGTTGCCTGAGAAGCGGCGGCCGCACCTGAAGCCTGCTGTGCCTGAATCTCTTGGACAAGAGACTGATTAAGGTTTTGCCGCCCCTGCATATTGGCCATAACACCGACCTGCTGATTCTGGCGTACAGAGTTATTCACAGCTAGATTGGCGTTATCACGCATTAGTTGCATCTGCTTGCCGATTGCAGTGTCTTTCCCGAATCCAGTATCCATAAGCTGGTCTACCGTCTTGCCGCCTTTGAGTGCATCAAGAAAATTTCCACCATAAGAACGTGACATCGTACCTGTGAACAGGTTTTCTTGTACTCCCTGTTGTCTCACAGACTCGTTGTACTGGTTTATGAGGCTTTTTGTGTCTTCACGTGCAGATATTCTCTGCTGTTGCCTACCCTGAAGGTAGCTTATTCCTTGGTTTAATGCTGTACCCAAAAGCATTGCCGTAAAGGGGTCCATTAAGCAACCTCCACATCATAAGTCATGGCGAGTAGGGTGAGTGGGTCACCTTCAACGGATTCGATTATCACCTGCATTTCCCTGCGTGAACCACCGGATACAAGGATACGGTAATCCTCACTACCGACTGCCTCTCTGCTTGCCTGCATGTATTTCTCATCCACACCGGTCTTCAATCGTCCGCTATTCAAGCATCGAACCCATACTTCTTTGACTTTCTTTGGTCTTCCGATAGATACACCACTCTGACCGACAAAATCAAATCGATTGCCCACCATTTTTGACGGGTAGGTGAGTGTCCCATTCACAGCCTCACCATATCGGTCAAAAAAGTTTACCTCTTCGGTAAAATCAAATTTCTCCATATAGAACACACCATCCCGTTCTACAACTGCATAGATGTCTTGGCTTCCGTCAGCATTATCCATCGTAGAGACCGAGATAATATTCCCCTGCGTGTTCCATCGTGCCCAAGCCTGAATCTGGTACATCTGGTCGTACACAAAAACAACCAACGTTCCGTCTGTGAGGACCATCATTATCATCGGGACCGGGTGCTTGACCGGTATCATCTGCCTCACACCTGCTTTCAACATATGGTCGGCGGTGAAAGAATGGTCATAGCTTCCTGCGCCTTGGGCGGTAGCGGTGTATTCCCTAAGCCTGAAACCATTCTGAAGGTAAAACACACCATTATTCAGTCCTACTGCCTGTATCGGTTCACTGCCGTAGACGCTCTGCATCGATGCTGACTGCTGAGTAGGGTTGATACTGAAAGGCATCATCCACTCACTTGCCTGTGTCCCGACAATGATGTTGTTCATCCCGTTTATCCATGTGATGTTGTCGTTACGCCCACTTGCAAGCTCAAGTTCCATGGCACATCGAGCGGTTATGACTTCCTCACTCTTGGTCTGTATCTCGATATACGCATCCGGGTCACTCATATCGTATATCTCATTGCCGTTCTCATCGGTTGTCTTTGGCCATTCAGCCGGGGGCTTCATAACCTCAACCTCACTATCTGCAATATCCACAGTTGTGAAGTTATAATGACTGCCGTATGTCTCATGAGGCCGAGAAGCCCACATGGTATATGGGTTTGCATGAGTAGAGGCGAACCATAGTCTGTTCTGACAGACACCGACTACACCCGGATAATGAGTAGGGCCTGAGCCAAAATCACTGTCCACATCGGTAATCAGGTCTATCACGCCAATAGAGAAGGCTAGACCGTCATAGGTTATCTGAACCGGCTGATGGTCTCTGTGAGCAAGATAGAGTCGGTTATAGTACTGAGCGTATTGGACTTCCCATATGTCGGTCAGCGTGTAGTCCGTAGGTGCATAATCCTGTTCGACCGCATTGTAGATGATAGTACTCTTGGCAAGCGAGTCCCCTGAAGCTTCCCATATACTTATACGCTCTGCTGTCAGTTCCAAGAGGTAGGAATTCCCGTTACTTATTGCCAGTGGGATAAGCCGTGAGCGGTAACATTCGGCTATATGCTTCAAAGGGGGACGTCTTGTAATGCCCCCCTGTTTCATCGGTAGAAAGTTTTCAAGGCGTTCACAGCCCTGCTGGTAAATTGCGGTATCAAACCGCCCTCCAAGCTTCGGGCTGGTCTCACCGTACATCCAGTTGTTAACTAGCTGATTCATCGGCTATCCTCAAACAACAACCTACGGTATTCCGCAAGGTCGAATACTTCCTCTTCACCCCAAGGTGTATCTGCACCATAATTCTGGTCCCGGTCGTTTGCACGTGCCTCATGCTCCTTAATGCTCTCAAGAGTAAGCTGGTACATCTGAGCGGCAATCCCGGCGGACTGTCCATCCGGGTCAAGGAAAGGTGCTACATGCAAGGCAAGCTGATATCCAACCAAAGCCATGAAGTCAGAAGGGGCTGTGAAGTTCCCCTCCACATCAGTTGGCAGTGTGTCTGGTATGTATTCCAGAATCGGTTCAGGGATATCTGTCCAAAGCACACCGAAGCGTATTGAGAAAGCGTTCTTACGTGAACCGTCAAGCTGAACAACATGCCCGAAGTCATCCGGAAGGTGATATCCGAAGCTGTATTTCCACACATCATCGGTTAAATCTGCTTCAAGCAACTGAACCTTCTTAATCAGGAATGGAAAGTCCCACGCCTTCAGCACGAATTGAATCACTTTGTCATAGTTCAAATCTAAAAGCTTTTTCTCTTTGGAACTCTCTTCCATCGAGACAAGCTCAAGGTCCATCACAGAAAGAGCAAATTCGTATAATCCCTGTTTGTTCATTGGTTCACGCCAAAAAGTGGCCGGGTAGCAGGAGGTTGACTACCCGACCTAAGTGTATTAGCCCTCATCCTCCGAGGATTCTTCTTTTTTCTTCTTGGATGTCTTCTTCTCAGGCTTCTCAGCCTTCTTCACAAGCACGAAGGATTTACCCTTGTACTCACTCCCGGCAGGAAGAAGCATCTTGTCACCCGGCTTGTAAAGTACGCCGTCACGGAAGACCGTGGAGACGCACTTATATTCGTCATTCACTGCCATTAGAGCGGCCTCACAAGCATGAGGATTTCACCGGCGGTGAATACTTCGCCACCAACAGTCAGGACGCCTCTCATATGTCTACCAGCGTGGGCCGGGATTGTGGACCGGTAGATAAGAGAGTGGGCCTTGATGTCAGCCTCATCGAGACCAAGGATAAGCTCGGTTCGCCAAGTTACCCCGTCCTCACTGGATTCCAGCTTCACCTCAAGAGAAGCACCGTTGAGAGCAGAGGCGGCGTCCGTATTGCCCCATATCTCAAGGGTATTCTCATCAGGGAAGTGCTGATTCGAAGCCTCGTAGTCGAGCGTACCAGCGGTTTCCGCTGTAGCACTGACTCCATCAGCCCCGGCATAGACCGGAGTGTCCAGAACGAATTCTGCACCGGTCAGGTCAATAGGGGCCCCTCCAAAGGTTCTTTTAATCTCGTACAACATCATGTACCTCCTTAGCCTGCAACCACGTTTTCTGCGCCGTCCAGCATGGAGTCACACTGACGAAGCACGAAACGGTCGAAACGAACGTCACCGATTGCGTTTGTGGGGATTGCACCCTCATAGGTCACGGGCTGAACAAGACCAGCGTAGTAGTCGTTCAGACCAGCCAGTACGCCACCGGGAGCATACAGCCGTACACGGCTCTTGAACTGCTTAGGAAGCAGGGTGAAAGCCTTGAACAGGTTCTTTCTGAGAGCCGGCATCGATGTGGAGAGAGCGGAGTCCCTTGCATCGATATTTGCAATTCGGATTGCGGCGAAACGGTTCATCAGGCTCAGGCCGGTAGTCATAAGGAACTGTGTGTCCCTCTGGAAGAACTTCTCACCGTTTTCCTCAATCACCTGCCACTGGCCCTTGGTAATCTGGATACCTTTGTTGGCCACATAGCGAGGATAGAGCATCTGCGCTCCACCAGCACCCCATACAAGCAGGATGAGCGAAGACATGTTCTCATCTTCGTTTCCGCCATTGTCGAGCGTGATGAATGTCGGGTTAAACCGAATATTCTTCAGCTCTGCATCAGAAGAGATTTTGTTGAATCTCGGCATGATGCCCTTGAACTGCCCAACCTTGCTACCGCCGTAGATAAGGCACTCTTCCACATCGAGGCCCATAGAAGCCACGTGGTCTTTCTCATCTTCAGCGTACACCTGCTCAGGGTTCGGAGAGAACATTCCCTCTTTCTGCCGAGCGGTTGCCCAAGACTCGATGATACCCATCTCATCTTTGAACAGTTCCTTGTGTCCCTTGGAAGCATGACCACCCTGGTCAATAGCTACCCATTCGTTGGTCGGCAGAGAAGTCTTTCTCATGCCCTGATTTTCCAACATACCAGTGGCCTCAGCGAAGGCCGCATCACCGAGCATGGTTGTAGAACGGGTTATCTCGTCTACCACGTTTGTGATATCAGGATTCCCAAGTCCTTTTGTCAGCTCGGCCAAAGTTTTATAGTCGTAAGCCATAGTTTACCTCTTTACCAAGGATATTTTTCGTTTTCTCTTCTCAGAAAACCGTTGCTCTCCTGTATCTCGCCTACGGCGGATGACCGTGGAGGGTCGTGTTCACTGATGGATTTTCCAACCTGAGCAAGAAGGTCGATGACGTATGGATTATTCTTCGCAAGCGTCATTTCAAGCCCTTTCTCCAAGTCAGAGCCTTCCGGTACAAGAGACTTGTAAGCCCTCTTCATAGAGGCAAGGTTCTCATCGTACTTGTCGCCCCAGTTGTCCTTTAGGGCCTGTTCACACTTTTCGGCTGCGTTGTTCTTCATCTTCTCTTCGATGCCGTTAAAGGAATCGACAAAGTTCGAATACAGCTTGTCAGCCTGCTCTTTAGAAAGCTTCATCTCTCCAAAGGCTTCTTTGAGTGTGTTCTTTACGACACCTTCAGGGTCCACTGTCTCTGGAAAATCCTTCGAGAATTCGTAATTGACAGGGGAGGGGTCACCTTCCTGTCCTTCACTTCCGTCACCCTCAGTACTTGTCTTACTTCCATCAAGAAGAGTCTTCATTGCCTCACCAAGGCTGTTAAAGCCGGCAAGTCGTTCATCACCCTTCAACTCGTCAGGGAGTTGACTCAGCCACTTCGGAGTGTCCGGTTGCCCTGATGCAGGGGTTGTGCCTTCACCGCCAGCTCCATTGGGTTCAGTACCGGTAGCTACTCCGGGCTGACCTTCCGCAGGGGTCGGCTGGTTCTGGTTTGCTCCATTATCTTCTGGCATTCAAATCTCCTATCACCCGTTCAACGGGTCGTTTTCTATATCTATCCCACGCTCTTGGGCTGTGGGCCGATATGCTATCGGTTGCGTAAAAAGCCAATCAACAAACCGCTCGATAATCTCGATATCAAGGAATCCCATTTCCTCAAGCTTGTGGATTCCGTAATTCCGCATAGCAAGGTCAGGCTCTTCTATCTGCCGAAACATCCCACAATCAACAAGAATCCGCAGAAGCTCTGCCTTGCCTTCAGGAGTCTTATAGACATTCCTTACAGCCTGCCTGTGTATTGCCTCTTCGTTGGTCAGTAGATGGTCTCGGCCAATCATTAGTTAGCCCCCTGTGGGTTGTTCAGGTTGCTCTGCCCACCAAGGTTTCTCTGTATCTCTGAAGCCTGTTGTGCCTGTTGCATGGCCATCTGCTGTTGTATAATCTGTTCTTTCCTTGCCCGGTCCTGAGCAACATCCTGAAGCTCTTTGATAACCGTCTGCGGTACACCAACCGAATGCATTGCCTTCCGTACAAAGTCATCCATATCAAGGTTGTCGAGTGGGGCTTCAAACCCGTAGTTCTTGAGTTCACGAATCCATTCCCAGCCTGCCTGAAGTCCGTTCTGAGTGGAGAACGACTTGATACTCTTCGCAAGAGGACCATCAAGCTCAATTCTCAGAAGCGGATTCTTCAGCCTCAGCAGTTCTTTTGGAGGCTTCGGCAATCGCCCAGCACGGCTCATAATCTTGAACGTTCGCTTTACGATAGGATTGATTTTCATGTACTGAGTTGTGCCGAGGATTGAGGCAAGCAGGGATAGTTCCTCACTCTTGATTGCCTGTACCTGTGTGGCGGTCAGCACCTTATCCTGTCGCATGAGATAGTTGAACAAATCGTTGAAGAACAAGCGTCTTATCTTTTCCTCAAGTTCCTTTATCTCATTGCTCAACCATCCGACATCCTGAATGCTGTGCATGATTTCAGGACGGTTTTCTTTGCTGTTTGTATAGTTTCGGGCCCCAGGGTCAGTGGAGAAGTTGCCTTTCATGTTGACCGGGACAATCATTGCCGGGTTAGACACCTTCTGGATTGCAATAAGTTCATCCTTGGCCATGGCATTGAGACGCTTGAGTTCGGTGATATACCGCATAACAAGGCCCATACCATAGACGCTCGTTCCATCGGGTTCCCATATGTGTACTGCCACTGGAAATTCGTCATACCCGGATTCATCTATTGTGGAATCACTTGTCTGACAGTATGTGACTGCGGCAAAACGCTTACCTGTAGATACAATGGAATTACCCTTTCGGTCGAACAATCCTTTGCGTGGATATATTGCAAGCAGGAACAGGTGTTCTGCATCGGCATTGTCGCTTTCGATGTCACGCCTGATTTCCTCTGGAATCGTATCTTCTCCGAATCTCTCAAGAGCCTGCTGTGCAGTAAGCTTGTACTGGTAGAAAAGCGTATTCACCCGACCGTTATGAGATTTCTCAATCCAGAAGTCCCACGGTGGGATAACGTCATACACACAGATACCGTGAGTGACATCATCGATAATCCACTCTGCGCTTGTTCCCTGCACAGCCGCATCCCGTGTGGCCAGTTTGTCCATCGGGTAGAAGGTGGATTTCTCCATCTCCGAGTGCATGATTTTTTCGCACAGCTCAAGGTAGTCATTCGCACCGTATATCTGGTCAGCGTTCTTATAATCGTCTCCCCGGAAAGTCAGCTTGAACCATCTGAGTGAAGGGGAAATAAGGTTGCCGTGGTAACCGTTTATAAATACATCGAACGCAGATATTCCTGCGGTGTTATACAGCTTTACTGGCTTGATAGGGGAGTTCTCATTGGAGAATTCTTTGGTTCTGTGTCTTACGTATGCACATGCTTCCCAGCGGAGGGCTTCGGTCTTCTGTCGCTCGACCTTCATCCTGTCCCACTTGCGGACTATGGCCTTGGCGAGTTCGTCACCGCCCTCTTTTTTTGGGGTAACGCTACGACCGAGATAACTCTTTGTGCCGTCATCATAACCTATCAACGCAGTCTTCATGCTCACAGAGTAGCTTTTGTCAACTTAGTTGTGTTGCAGGCCGGTAACGAGAAACAATAACCGTCAAATGACGGTCAAATGACGGTCAAATAAGATTATATAGGCTCATATTCCACGTTGATAACGTCTTCGAACTTCATCCCACGAGCAATAAGCATTTCCCTCTGCTGGTTCTCAAGTGATACGGCATCCGGGAAGGCCATGTTCGCACCTGTCTCTCCATCTGCTATACGAGAAAGTGAGTCCAATCCATCATCATGCCCGGCAAACGGGAAGGCAAGGTATTCATCATTGATAAAGGTCATGAGCATATCTTCTCTCATTCCTTCCCAATTCACATGCCAACACGCTTTCGGCATCCAGATACGGCCTTCACGGAATAAGGGTTCTAATGCCTCAATACGCTGACCTTTCGGGGCTGTGGCGGTGACAGGGGTGATGCTGAAGCGATAGTTCTGTTTGTCCATGACATACTCGATATGCTCGATATCTGACTGCATGGCCGCCTTCTCATAGAACACGATTGGTTTTCTGTGCCCTACGGTGTATCGCCTGACAAGCTGAAAGAGGGTGTTCGTCTTCCCGGTCAGGTCAAACTTGTCACGTATCAGGTCAATGATATAGAAGTTCATATCTGAACCGCATCCGATTGTCCAGAAGGATGAATAGTCGGCTTTCTTGGTCTTTGTACCTGCCGGGTCCACAATGATGTAGATATTCAGGTTTACAAACGACTCAGCAGTCCATGTACGCAGCCAGGATTTTTTGAATCCCATGGTAGAGGCTTGTTTCGGGTCACACATCATCTGAGAGGCGAAGACAGCACTACCCATAGCCTTTTTCTTCGTCTCGATAGTTTCCCTATCGTAGAGAACCGGTACACCGTGTTCATCCACACATGGATACATCCTCAACTTGGCGAAGCCCGAATCGATAATGGATTGATAGGTGTCTGCGTAGTGATATCGTGTACCGATGATTCTGATACGCAAGTTTCCGGAAGAGCCGGTGTTCAGAGACATACGCCACTGTTCAGTGGTCTTCTTAATCATCTCCGGGGAGGTAACTGAGTCAGGAGTAACAACATCATCGTATATAAGCAGATTGAAGTGTCCACCAGTACGTTGCCCGATAACAAGTCCAGAAGCTTCAACGGTATTCTCCTTTGCGTTCGATTTACGCTTCACCCGGATACCACGTTCACTCCATATCATCTTCTGTTGCTGACCTTCACTGTCAGTCCAGTAAGGCTTAGTCACATCCTCAAACAAGATATCCGGGAATAGCTGGATAAGCTTCTTGTTGCTCTCCAACACACCCTTAATCTGCTTGAGGAAGTTCGTAGCCGCAGAGGATGAGTAGGAATAGATACAGACTGTCATCTCCGGGTCGGTGAGAATATCCTGAATAGTCTTGAGGAATGTGATGATTGAACTTTTATAGTGATCTCGGCTCCATATATCGATGTACCCGTCCGGTTCGTTCTGCACTTCCTGACAGCGTTCAAACAGCCAATCACGGTATTGGATACTTCCATCGGGTCTGACAATATGGTCCAAGTCTGTTCGGCCAAGTATATAGACACCGAGAAAGAAGATGTCGTTCAGGCACATCTCCCTCATCCACTCAGCCAGGCATCCCTGTTCCTCAGCCTTGGTCATGAGGCGTTGAATTTCTTGGTGGTACTCAATCCTCGTCAACGTCAGCGTCCTCTGCTTCACTCTTATCCGGGATGTTCTTCACAGTCTCTTTTGCTCGCTTGGATAGGAATTCATTCGTGAGAGCCTTCAGGTCTTCTGCCATCTTCTGCATTTCCTGTTTCTCTTCAGGTTCTTTCTGAAGCTGTGCTTGAATGCCGAGAATATTCACAAGTACCTTGGCCGCCTCAATCTGGTTCTTGAAACTGATAGGCACTTCGACCATCTGCCCGTTCTTCAGGACCATCTCACTGGTGAGTTCGCCGTTGAACATCTTGGTCAGTCTCTCGACAATCTGCTGTGCATCAACAATGTTCTTGTTTCTCAGAAGCTTGCGTCTTCGCTCTATCTCGGCAAACACCTTCGGATTCTTGTATGTCTTGTGGGCCATACTGGTCATGGTTGAGTGTTTACCCTTGCCTTTATACCCAGCGGCAATAAGAGCTTTCTTTTTGTCGCCTGTCTTCATGTAGGCATCGACAAACTTCATCTGATATTCGGTTAATTCGTTAATACCTGAATCTGCCATGGAATCCTCCTAGTTGAGAGGATAATCGAATTGGTACTCGGAGTTGGGTAGGTTGGTAACGAGGCATAAAAAAACCGCCCAGAGGAAAGGGAGTTAAACCTCTCGGGCGGTAAGACCAAAAACACAGAAAAAGGAAAAGGCTACCTGTAAGAAGAACTGTAAGAGCGAAAGTTCATGGTCAAATATTACTACACACCTGTTTACGTGTCAACGTTTGAAAGGTATAATATTTGGGTGATACTTCCGCCGGTATAGTCTAATGGCTAGGGCTTCTGATTTGTACTCAGAAAGTGAGGGTTCGACTCCTTCTACCGGCTTACGGTCGTTGACCGGAAACAAAAGGGTAGTGACCAACACTAACCAGAATTACAC